CAACGACATAATCTTTCTTTTTATTGTTAAAAACCCGCTAGTGATAAATTAGCGGGTTTTTTGCTTTTGTTACAAAATCGCTATTTTATCGTTTTATAAATATGAAAATACTTTCGCCTTTAGCGGTCAATCACGAAATAGTTATAATACCTAGAAAGTATATTGACGGCAGTATTTTATTAAGATTAAATAACGAAGAAAACAACGAGGTTTTAGAGTATACGATCAATCAATTAACAGTTGACGGATATATGTATTTGAATTTTAGCGAATCATTTATAAACAACTCAAATTACCAAATAACAGTATTTGAGGAATCTACAAACGAAATTATTTACAGAGGTAAACTATTTATAACCGACCAATCAAACGAAACTCAAGAATACAAAATTACTAAAGATATTTTTACTTTTTAATATGAGCGAAATAAAACTAATTCAACTAAACAACTACGTCAAACCCGTATTGCAAGAAAATAAATCTAAAAACTGGGTTTTAAACGGCGTTAACAATAGTTTTTATAAATACATTATAGATAGGTTTAACGGAAGCGTAACAAACCATTCTATTATAACAGCATATACACATTTAATTTACGGACAAGGTTTGTTTGCAAAAAACGCAAGTTCAAAACCAACTGAATGGGCGAATTTCAAAACCATATTAAATAGCAAAGACTTACGCAAAATAGTTAGTGACTTTCAATTATTTGGCGAGGCTAGCGTACAAGTTATTAAATCAAAAGACCGCAAAAAAGTTACGGGTATATTTCATCTGCCTAAGCAATATGTAGTTCCTAGTTTGGAAAATGAGGAGGGAGAAATAGAATATTATTTTTATAATAAAGATTGGAGTAAACCAAAATTAGCTGAGCAGTTTAGCGCTTTTGGCACTTCTAACGATGAATCGGAAATATACTGTATTAAACCATATTCCGCGGGTAAAAATTACTTCTCAGATCCAAGTTACCTGCCAGCCTTGCAATTTGCAAACATAGAAGAAGAAATAAGTAATTTTTATAATAACTTTTTACTTAACGGATTATCAGCGGGTTATCTTATAAACGTGCCAGACGGTCAAACGTTAACGGCAGAAGAAAAAGATAGTTTTGAGCGTCAAATAAAAGCTAAATTAACGGGTTCGCCTAACGCTGGTAAATTTGTTTTAAACTTTGCTAGTAAAGACTCTGAAATCACTATTACAGCATTTCCAGTAAACGAATCGATGCACAAGCAATGGGAGTTTTTAAGCAATGAATCAAGGCAACAAATAATGACGGGGCATTTTTTAACCTCGCCAATGTTAGCGGGTATAAAGGACAATACGGGGTTAGGTAATAACGCAAACGAACTTGACGAAGCAGAAGCACAGCTTTTAAAGCGTGTTATTGCGCCAAAACAGTTTCCAATTATAGAAGCTATTGATGAGATAATTTCATTTAATAATATGGCATTTGATTTTTATTTTAAACCACTTTCAGAGGTGCAAGATACACTAATGCCAACTCAACTAAGTGAAGAAAAAAAAAAGTCAACACTAGATGAGATTTTAGATAGTTTAGACAGCGATTTAGATGGATATGATTTAGTTGATAGTAGAAGGGTAGAATATGAAGATGAAGAAGAATTAGATACTATTATAGCTGGTCATAACATACAATTTGCAAGTACGGGAACGGCAAACCCTAACTCAAAAGATACAACTACAAACCCAACGCAAGATGGTAAACTATTTAAGAGCCGTTATAGATATAGCAAGGGTTTAAATGCTAATAGCAGAGAGTTTTGCAGTAAAATGGTAGGAGCAAACAAGCTATATCGTAAGCAAGATATAGACAGAATGAGTAAATCAGCAGTAAATCCTGGCTGGGGACCAAAAGGTGTTGATAATTACGATTTGTTTTTTTATAAAGGCGGTGGAGGCTGCCATCATTCTTGGATTCGCGAAACTTATAGGTTAAAGTCAGACGTAAATAGTCCTTTAGCGGAAAAAATAACGCCAGCACAAGCAAGAAAAGAGGGAGAAATATTGCCAGCAAATGATAAATTAGTTTATACAGCACCAAAAGATATGCCTTTCAATGGGTTTTTACCATCAAACAAAAGATTTAATTAGAAATTATGCCTATAACGCTATTAATAAGACCGTCAGAAATAACAGAATTTACTCCTTTGGGTGGTAATATTGACGTTGACAAGATAAAACCCGTAATTTTAGATGTTCAAATTTCGGTAATTGAGCCTTTACTAGGTACGCCTTTATATAATAGACTACTTACGGACTTCACAAACAACAATTTAAGCGGTGATTACCTTGTTTTATACGAAGATTATCTTAAACCTATACTTAGACATCAAATATTTGCTGAATACGTTGAAGTAGCAAGTTATAGCATTGATAACGGAGGTATATTCAAGCATCAACCAAGCGATAGTCAAATAGTTGATAAAAGCGAGGTACAATATTTAGCTCAAACACAAAGAACTAAAGCGCAAATGTATCTAGCAAGAGCGCAAAAGTTTCTTATTTACAAAAATATACCAGAGTATTTGCAATATATTGACTTGGATAATAAGGTAGATAAAATTAAACTAACTGGCGGTTGGCTAATGAGCGGCACAAGAAATCAAGATATAAGACGCGACAGACTAGACAGAAGATTTTACGATGAAAGAAATTACTAACGGAAGAAATAAGCAATGCAAAAATGCAGTTGGCGGTGTTAAGTCTGTTTATTTAGCTCCATACAAAAAAGTAACGCGTTCAAATATAACTTATGATGGCGTAGAATTAACTGGTTTTCCGCAAACGTTTATTTATAAGTTTGAAATGCTTGGCGCAAGTACTTTCACGCAATCGCAACAAATTACTGACGGAGGTAAATCTTACAATCAAAGTTTGTCTTTGAATTTTAGTAAAATAAGTGCTTTTGACAATGTTAATTTTAGCAAGCTACTTAAAAAAGATTATTTTATAGTAGTTGAAGATTATAACAATAACTTTTTTTTAATGGGTTTTAGAAACGGAGTGGAAAGTGAAAATTTAACAATAAGCACAAACCAAACTTATAACATTTCATTTAGTGGGCAAGAAGAAAATATTGCACCTTTTTGTAATAATTTAATAAACACTAGTTTGATAATTTTTGACGGATTTAACTATATTTTTAACGATAGTACAAACTATATTTTTCAAAACGATAACAATTATATTTTTCAATAGATGGCTTTAATAGATAAAAAATTAACCGAACTAACAGAGATTTTAAGCGTACCTGACAACGCATTTATACACGTTGTTGACCCTAACGATGTTTCACAAAGTCCTCAAGGATCTAGCTATAAGGCTAAAAAGTCAACTATTGGCGGTGCGGTTAAAGCACAAGTTACAGTAAGTGGAACTGTTAAGGTAGATTCAAACAATGCAGACCCTATTGTATATTTAAAAAGCAAGGTTGATGCTTTGTTGGCTGAAAAGCAAAATACTTTAGTAAATACGGTAAACATAGCTAGCATTAACGGTCAAAACTTATTAAATGGTGGTAATATTGAAACAGCAAACACAATACCTACACTTCAAAACGTTTTAGACAACAACCACGATTTAGTTGGCGGAAACAATTTTCAGGGCACTGGCGCTGGACTTGGTAATACAGGAAATAATATAAATGCTTTAGGTGAATCTTCGGCAGCTCTAAACACAGGAGATCAAGTAAATGCTTTAAGTGGTTTTTCTGCTTATAATAATTTAGGAAGTGACGTAAATGCTTTAGGTTTTAGTTCGGCAGCTCTAAACACAGGAAATCAAGTAAATGCATTAGGTGCTCAGTCTGCTTTTAGAAACACAGGAAGTCAAGTAAATGCTTTAGGTAGTGATTCAGGTTTTGAAAACACCTTTAACAACGTTAACCTCTTTGGTAATAATACAACGGCAGATGAAGATGGTCAAACAGTATTTGGCAAAACAAATACAATTTTTGCTAGGTTATCTACTCTACTTTTAACCGCCACAAGAAAATACATATTGCCAAACCAAAGCGGGACAATTGCTTTGACATCTGATTTAGACGCAATACCAAACCCAACACTAAACTTTTTACCTAAAAAAGGAGCGAGTGGCTTTGTAGATAGTGCGATTAGTGAGAATGCAACAAATGTTTTAAGCGCAAAAGTATTAAGATTAGCTGCGGGTTTAACACCAAGTAACGCACAAGATTTAACCACTTTAGATTTTTTTAATAATAACCAAAATGTAAAGTTATTAGGGACAACTTTTTTTGCGGGTTCTAAAACAAACTTTAACAACAACAGTTCAAACTTTTTTGGAACGGCAGCTGGTAACGGGGCAACAAATGCAAACAGTTCAAACTTTTTTGGAACGGCAGCTGGTAACGGAGCAACAAATGCAAACGATTCTAATTTCTTTGGTGTTTTTTGTGGTTCAAGTGCAGTAGAGGCAAGAAGTTCTAATTTCTTTGGGACAAATGCTGGAAGAGGGGCAACAAATTCATCAAACTCTAATTTCTTTGGAAATAGTGCTGGAAACGTGGCAACAAATGCGCCAAACTCTAATTTCTTTGGAAATAGTGCTGGAAACGGAGCAACAAATGCAAACGATTCTAATTTCTTTGGATCGGAAGCTGGAAGAGGGGCAACAAGTGCACCAAACTCTAATTTCTTTGGAAATAGTGCTGGAAACGGAGCAACAAATGCAGACAGTTCAAACCTTTTTGGAATAAATGCGGGTAGGGCATTCACAGGGAATAACATAGGTAGTAATAACATTATTATAGGTAACTATATCTCTTTACCAAACGGATATACAAACTCTATGAATATTGGTGGTGTACTTTTTGGTAGAGGCTTTAATATCTTTTCTCCCGACCCTAAAATAGTGCCTAACAACGGAAGAATAGGTATAAACGTAGTAGACCCAACAGATTCACTTGAAGTATTAGGCAGTATCAAACTTTCAAACTTACTAAAACTAGGTCAATTCACAACTGCAACCGAACCCGCCTACGTTAAAGGCGCATCATTTTTCAACACGACTTTAAATAAAATGCGAATTGGTGGAGCGACGGCATACGAAACAGTAACAAGTTCATAATAATTAATAAATAATAACAAAATGGCAGTATTTACAGAAGAAAGAACACCGAATGAATTTTTAGTAAGATGGAATAACGAGGGAGTAATTCAAGGCGCACACGTAGGCTGGTTAGATACGGTATTAAAAGATGGCGTTTTACTTAGTCAAAAAGAAACCAATGTAGAGAGCGTTGCGATAGGTTTAAGCGAGGGTTTCCCTTTAGGTGATATACTAACACAATTGCAAGTAGATTGTATCTTAGAGCGTGAAACTTTGCTTTTAGAAATTGAAACTTTAAAAGCAGAAATTACAGAGTTGAAAAAATAAATGTTAATTTTTAATTAAGTATTGTTTTAATTACTTATCTTTGGTAAAACTTAAAACATTTATTATGAAAAAATTAATTGCATTATCGTTATTTTCTTTAATTTCTTACGCTCAAAACGACCATTACGGAATGGAACAATATGTAAGTATTACAACCGACGTAAGAAACGCAACTTTAGGAAGTAACGCAACAAACAACAAACCCGAGTTAGATGTAACTTTTAGATCGGGTGTAATTTCAAATGAAAATTTAACTATTGGAATACTTTACAAGAATTTCAATAGTTTAGATTTTAGAAAATACGCCTTTGAAATAGGGCAAAGAATAGGCAAAGGTAGGTTGCAATTTACGCCAACTATCGAAGCGGGCTGGATTGAAAGATTTAAGTTAAATCATTGGACGGTAGGAGCAAATTTACACACCGTTTATTATTTAAATGATAATTTCGGGGTATTAGTAACTAGCAACGTAAGTTGGAGAACAGATTTAAATTATAATTATGGCGGTAACAATTGGAAGTTATTGAACGGTTTGGGAATAATATACACTTTTAATAAATAAAATGGAATGCTAGAATATTGGAAAGAATTTAGTGCGGTTGTAGGTGCTTTGGTTATTTTTTTTACGGGTCGTAAGACTTCAAAAATTAGCGATAAAACAGCTAATGCTAATGCGGTTGATGCAATGCAAAGCACTTACGATGTTTTTTTGAAACATTACAAAGAACAATATGATAGTTTATTAATTAGACTTAATGGCTTAGAATTGCGTAACGCTATACTTATGGAATCTGCACAAACTTGGGAAAAAAAGTTCAAAGATTTAGATGTAAAATACAAGCAGTTACTTTCAATTTGCGAAAAACTAAAAAATAAATAATGATAAAATTTTTAACAAACATACTAAAAAGCGATACTCCAGAAAGTAGCAAAAGATTAGTAGGAGTTTTAGGATCTATAAGTTTGATAATTTCTATGTTAATTTACCAAACTGATACGCTAGTAAATGCGGTTTTAGTTTTATCTTTAGGAAGTTTAAGTATAACGGTAGTTGAAAAAATTATAAATAAAAAACAAGAAGATGAAATTAGATAAAAAAGGATTAGATTTAATTGCAAGTTTTGAGGGATTGAGGTTAAAGCCTTATTTATGCAGTGCTGGAGTGCCTACAATTGGTTTTGGTGCAACTTTTTACCCAGATGGCAAAAGGGTAACTTTAAAAGACAAGGAAATTACAAAAGATTATGCTTTTGAATTATTAAAGGATACGGTTAAGGTTTTTGAAGATATTGTAAATAAATATGTAAAAATAGATTTAACGCAAAATCAATTTAATAGTTTAGTGTCTTTAGTTTATAATATTGGTGGAGGTAATTTTAAAGCATCTACTTTGTTGAAATTAGTAATAAATAACCCAAACGATGCAAACATAGCTAAGCAGTTTTTGCGCTGGAATAAGGCACGCGTAAACAACGTTTTAACGGAAATTAAAGGATTGACAAACCGACGTATAAAAGAATCAGCAAATTACTTCACAAAATGAAAAATTTAATAATTATTTTATCGTTGCTAATTGTATCTTGCGGTTCTCGAAAGGCAGAAGTAAAAAAAACAAACAAGGAAACATTTACAGAAACAAAAGAAACCAAAAAAGATAGTGCGGTTTTAGTTATAAATAAAAACGTAATTCAGACAGAAGAAAACGATATTGTAATTTACGAACCAATCGACAACGAAAAAGAAATAGTAGTAGATGGTTTAACTTACAAAAACACGCGTTTAACAAAGAAAAAAGCAAAAGTTATATTAGTAGATACTAGCAAAACAAAAGAGGTTAAAACAAGCGTTTCTAATAAACAACAAAGTAATAAAGTTAAAGAGGTTCTGCAAGAAAAAAAAGTAGACAGAAAAGAAAGTTATTTTAAATATTTTTTACTTATATTTGTAATTATAATTTTAGCATTTTTAGTAAGAAAATATTATAGTAGATTTTTTAGTTTTTAATAGTTTATTTTTTTATATTTGTTTTTTCATAATTTTTTTTTGTTTTGGTTAGCAACTGAGAAACCCGTTATTAGTTTAGCGGGTTTTTTTGCGTTTGTTAAATAAATGTTAAATAACAATTAAAGTATTGTTTAATTAAAAAACCACCTTATATTTGCTAAAGAAATAACCACTAAAAATAAAATTATGAAAGCAATTAAAAACATCTGCAACCTTTTAAAAGAAAAAGTACAAAATGATTATAACCACGAATTTAGAGATTTAGAATTTAGAGAATCTATTGTAAAATACGGTCAAGAACTTTGGATAGGCGAAAACCTAATTGAGTTCAATTTTGTAGCCAGTAAAGAAAATTCAAAAATAGATAATTTTAGAGTAGATTTACATAGCCTATTTATAGTTTCTATGCCTAACGAAAATTCAATAGACAGAACAAATATAAAAAACCTAATAAATAAAAACCTAGCGTAATGATAACAGACAAACAAATTTTAAAATTTATAAATAACGATAGTTTCAGAAATATTAAAGATGTTTCGCCAAAATTAAAGCAAATAATAATAGAAATTTTAACCAATAAAACCAAGTAAAATGGAAAATGTAATTGAGTACCAAGCACAAAGAATTTTAGCTTTAGAGCAAAGAATAAAGGAACTAGATCGCGAACTTTCAGACGCAAAAGAAATACTATCGGAAATACTAACAGACTTGAAAAACAATTAATTATGAAAATATCTGAATTACCACAAGAGATTAAAGAATTAGCTTTAGAAAACATTAAGAAGCAAAAAAGAGAGATTACAGACGACAGTATTTGTAATTCTTTTATTTGGAGTGAATCAAAAGAAGGGGAATTTTTTTGGCAAGAATGGGATAAGAAGCCAATAAAACTAGGAGATTGTTTAAAACTAGAAAACAGAATTATTTACTTAGAGTTAAAAATTGAAGAATTAATAAATACCTTAAAAACCAATTAATATGAGAACAATTAAAAAAACAATTCAGAACACACAAGTTGACGTCACTAACTTTACAGTAGAAAAAATTTACAAACTTTGCAAAGGCTTGCATATCTGGAAGCACAACGCTGCACTTGAACGCAAAGAGGGCGAAAGTTGTTTCTTTACTAAATTTCGCTCAGATAACGATTATTATATTAGAATGACAAAAGATGAAAAAAAAGAAGTTGTAACTTTTGAAGAATTTAATTTGCTGAAAAATGAAATATAACATACCAGAAATACTAGCAATTTACCAAGCCAACGGAAACAAAACTAAAACCGCAAGAAAATATTGCGAATTGAACGGTTTAATTTTTAATGATAACTTAAGACGTTTGATTGCTTTATGCATAGCAAAAAATATCGATTCAGACTTTGAAATTGAAACCAAAACCGAAACAATCCAATACAAGCAAAATGAAGTTAGTTTGCCTAGTGCATGGAGCGTAGACAAAAATAGATTTTATACTATTGACGAATACTGCGATGTTTACGGACTTGAAAAATCAAAGGTTAAAAGTTCTAAACTAGTAAGCCATAACGCGTCGCATATGGTTTATAACATAGCATTCTTTACTGAAGAAGAAGAAGCTGTTATAAATATAAATGACAATTTGGAATCTGTAATAGGTAAATTTATAAAGCCTATATTTTTAGATATAAAGCCAAACAAAATAGATAACCTAGATTATTTTGATAGGTTGGTTTATACAGATGTTCACATTGCAATGGATGTAAACGGCAAAGATGGCGATAGTTTATACAGCGGTGTTTGGGATAAAGTAGAAGTTTTAAGGCGTTTAAATTTAATGATTTCCCACGTTTTAGAATTTCAAAAATCAAACATTTTAGTTATAGATGACTTGGGCGACTTCTTAGATGGTTTAAACGGTCAAACAACGCGTAAAGGTCATGACTTGCCACAAAATATGAACGACAAAGAAGCGTTCGAATTAGCTTTAGAATTTAAACTTACGTTATTAGATACTTTAGCGTTGCACTACGACGAAATAATTTGCAATAACATTACTAATGACAACCACAGCGGATTGTTTAGCTATTTTGTAAGCAGTGCGTTTCAAAAAATAGTAACCGCAAGGTATTCTGGAAGGATAAAAGTAAATACTATTAAAAAGTTTATAGACCATTATACTATTTGCAATCATACTTTTGTAATTTCGCACGGTAAAGATATAGGAGAGCAAAAATTTGGATTCAAACCTAAACTAGATGCTATACAAGCGGAAAAAATAGACCAATTTTGTAAACAGTATAAATTGTATAACGGTAATTTTATTGAATTTAGCAAAGGCGATAGCCACCAAGCAATTTACGACGATACAACTAGTAACGATTTTAGTTATTACAATTATCCAGCATTTTCTCCACCATCAAACTGGGTAAAGACAAACTTTAAAAATAGCAAATCTGGATTTAACTTTTACAATATTAATAAAATAAAAAATATAAAAATCGCAATACCTTATTGGTTTGCATAAAAATTAAAATTATGAAAATATCACAACTACCACAAGAGATTAAAGAATTAGCTTTGCTAAATATTCAGAATCAAGAAACAAGGATTATAAAAGACTGCCTTTCTATGTCTTTTAGTTGGAATGAAACAAAACAAGGACATGAGTTTTGGGATGATTGGCATTATAAAGAGTTTAAAGCAGAATTAACTACAAAAAACAAATACCAAGTTAGTTGCAAAGAAATAACGATTGACGTGTACGATGTTTTAAAAGCTTTTAAAGTAAAAAATCCTGCAATTCAACACGCAATAAAGAAACTTTTAAAAGGTGGCGAAAGAGGCGTTAAAACAAAATCGCAAGATTATACGGAAGCAATTGAAAGCATAAATAGAGCGATAGAATTAGAAAATAATTAAAATAAATATTGTTTAATTAAATATAAATAGTTATCTTTGAGAAACTAAAAAACAAAAATTATGAAAGAATTATTAAAAGCGTTATCTAACGTAAAAAAAGAAGTAGGTAGTTTGTCTAAAACTGAAACAAACCCTTTCTTTAAATCAAAGTATTTCGACATTAACAGTCTTATACAACAAGTCGATCCTTTATTGGAAAAATACGGTTTACTACTTTTGCAACCTATCGAAAATGGCAATGTTATAAGTAAAATTTACCACGTGGAAACGGCAGAAAGCGTAAGCAGTAGTATTATTTTACCAAACTTAACCGATCCGCAAAAGTTAGGTTCTGCAATAACTTACTATCGTAGATATACTTTACAAAGTTTGTTAGGTTTACAAGCAGAAGACGACGACGGTAACAAAGCTAGTCAACCAAGTAAGCCACAGCAATCTGTTCAAGCAGTTAAACAACCCGCTAAGCAAGAAAACTTAGATAAAGCAAAACTAGGTAATTTTACAATTGCACAAGTAAAAGAGATTTATTCAGTAACGCCAGAACAAGAAAAAAATTACTAATTATGAAAGATGAAAAAATTAAAGAAATATTTTTAAAATATATTTCTAGTATAGAGGCTGAAAACTTTGTGAACTACACTTATTTAGAAGTTATAGAAATGTTGGAAAATTTAGAATCTGATTTATTAATTGAAAATATTTAATATGGGTGCAAATAGCGAATTAATGATTAGAATGAGCGAGGAGGAGTTTTACAGAATACCACCAGATATTCGCCAAAGTTATCTTAGCAGTAAAATGGTAACACCAGAGTTGAACGATTGGAGCGAGTTAATGCAAGATGAACATTACAGCGTTTTATATTATGCTAGTAAAAAGGTTAAGCAAAATTTAGAGCAAAGAGCATTTGATTTAAGAGAGAAAAAAAGAGAGAATATTAAAAACAATTTAAACAAGTAAAATTATGGAAATTTTAGGAAAGATTATTGTATTAGGAAATACAGAAGTAGTTGGAAGTGCGCAAACATTTAAAAAGCGTACATTAGTATTAGAAACCGAGGAGCAATTTCCGCAAAAGGTAGCTATTGACTTTGTACAAGATAAATGCGAAATGCTAGACAAATACACGGTAGGGCATAACGTAAAGGTTGGTATTAACATTAGAGGTAACGAATACAACGGTAAGTATTATGTTAGCTTACAAGGCTGGAAAATAGATTTTTTAGACCAAAGTAACACCGCTAATTTAAAGCCAGAGAAACAAACCGTAACTGCGCCTAAACAAGTTGTAGAAGATGGACTTCCTTTTTAAATTAAAAATAATGTTAAAAAATCCTATAATTAATTTTATAGGATTTTTTTATATCTTTTAACATAATTTAACATTTATAATGGAATATTAGTTTATCTTTGTGAAAGTATTATTTGGTAGAGAACTTAATACTATTTAAAACATTTTATTATCCTATCAGTGCGGAACTCTACTTCCAATCTGGTGGGATTTTTTTATTAAAAATAATGAGACATTCAATTAGTGTAAAAAAAAGATTTGAAGTTTTTAAAAGGGATAATTTTACTTGTCAGTATTGTTCTGCTAAACCTCCCTTAATTCCTTTAGAAGTAGACCACATTTACCCAGTTTGCAAAGGCGGAGATAATTCTATTGAAAATTTAATAACATCCTGTTTTGATTGCAATAGAGGTAAAGGTTCTGGCGTTTTAGAAAATATTCCAGACACATTAGTTGTTAAGTTTGAAAGAATGAAATTAGCTAAAATGCAATATAATCAGTATAAAAAAATATTAAAAAACCAAAAAAATATTATAGATGCTGAAATTGAACAAGTGGAGTTAGTTTACTCTAGTTGTTTTAAAGGATGGTCTTTATCTGCTAAATTTAAAATATCTATAAAACAATTTATTCAAAAATTAGGAGTTGAAGATGTTGTAGATAGTATGGAAAAGGCTTGTAATAGAATAGAAAATCAGTCAGCAGTTCCAAAATATTTTTGCGGAATCTGCTGGAATAAAATTAAAAATAATGAATAGTTACGAACTTTCTAGAAATTGGTTTGATTGGTCTTTTGAAAATCCAGAATTAGTTAACCCTAATCATACGGCAATTTATTTTTTTGCTATTGAACATTGTAATAGATTAGGTTGGAAAGAAAAATTTGGCTTTCCTACTCAAATGGTTATGGATGCTTTAGGTATAAAAAAACATCAAACTTATATTAAGTATTTTAATGAATTGGTAGATTATGGATTTATAAAAATGATACAAAAATCTAAAAATCAATATTCAGCAAATATAATTAGCCTTATAACTGCTACGCCAAAAAACGGCAAAGCACTAGACAAAGCAATCATAAACCACGGGGCAAAGCAAACACAAACCAATGGGCAAAGCAATAGTAGTATAGATAAACAAATAAACAATATAACAACAAACCAAATAACTAGTTTAGATTTAGAAATTTTTGAAGCAGAAATTATTGAATATTCTTTTACGGACTTTTGGGAACTTTATCCAAATAAAACAAATAAGAAATTAGCCGAGGTTAAATTTAATAAACTAACTAAAGAACAAAAAGATTTAGTAGAATATCATTTACCTTTGTTTGTGGCTAACAAACCATTTAAAGAATATAATTACCCACACGCGACAACTTACTTAAATCAAGACCGCTACAAAGACGAAATAACAACTAATTTTAAAACACAAGAAAATGACACACTTACAAAGATTGCCGAACAACTCCGAAATTCAGATAGTAGATTGTAAACTATCAGCATCAATGCTAATTGCCTTTGATAGGTTAAATATTGAAGTATTCGATTTTACTAAAATTATAGCAGAAGTTAAATTAAACTTTAGTTACGTTCAAGAAAATGAAATTTTAAAAGCAATGAAAAACGGTGCTTTAGGAAAATACGGCAGAACTTATAAACTTTCTACGCAAGAAGTATGTTTCTGGATTTACAGCTACCTTAAAGAAAAAGAATCTAAAAGACTAAAATTATGAGTTGGGTTATACAAAATTCTGTAAATCGCGTTTTTAACGCCTTTAAGCGCAATAAAAATAATATCTATAAAGAAGATATAGAAGCACTAAAACTAATCAATGAAGCCCTGTTAGAACGCGAAAAAACGCTAGTCAATGATAATATACTCTTTGCAAAATTACTTTCAATACAATTACGTCAAAATATAATCTATTTTAAAGATATTGGATTAGCTATAAAAGCAGTTCAAAGAGATTTGAGAAATACAGTAGAATTTAATATAAACCTACTAACTTTAGATTTGAACAACCACGAGTTAGAAAATTATTTTAAAAGCATCGGAATACATAAATACGACACTTTACAAGAGTGGGAAAGTAATAAGCAAATAATTAGCGATAACCAGCAAGAAATTAGTAAAAAAGTTTTAAAAAGTTGGAGTGTAGAAGATGTTGAAAAAAGTTTTTATAAGTCTGCGAATCAAATAATAAAAGATATAGAAAATTACAAGTAAATGTTAAACTTTA